ATAGTTTGTGGAATTATTGCATTAACTCAACTTACAGACTTGGATGGCAGGACACTGATGTTCCAGAAAAATATGATTTAAATATTCATAGTCATTGGTCAAAGGATGAATTAGAATCAACAGACATATTACCATATATTAAGAAGTGTATTCATGAAACTGATTGGTTTACAAATACTAAATTATCAAAAGTTGTTTGTAACTTAGTAAGACCTGATGATGTGCATTACATACATATACATCAAAAACAGCAAGTTTGTTTATATTACGTAAATCTTGATTGGAGAGATGGATGGCATGGTGAAACTTTGTTTTACAATCCCAAAGATTTAAAGGAGGTTGTGTATACATCTTTGTATATACCAGGTAGGATTATTTTATTTGATGGATCAATACCCCATGCTATCAGACCACAATCAGTAAAAGCACCAAAGTTTAGATTTACCCTAAGTTTGTTTTTTGATTGATTTATGCTATACTATAAGAAAGTTAAATTGATATGGATTTTTTAAAAGAAATAGTAAAAGAGATAGGAGATGAATATACGCAAATTGCGTCAGACATTGACGAGACTGAAAGATTCATTGATACAGGATCCTACGTATTTAATGGACTCATTAGTGGGTCTATTTTTGGCGGGGTTAGCAGCAATCGTATTACTGCCATTGCTGGTGAGTCGAGCACTGGTAAAACCTATTTCTCTCTTGCTGTCGTCAAGAACTTTTTGGACACTAACCCTGATGGGTATTGTCTCTATTTTGACACTGAAGCAGCCGTCAATAAAGGATTATTGGAGTCTCGTGGAGTTGATACGACACGGTTGGTTGTTGTAAATGTAGTTACTATAGAAGAGTTTAGAAGTAAGGCACTTAGAGCGATAGACATATACTTAAAAAAAGATGAAGAAGAGCGTAAACCTTGTATGTTTGTGCTAGACTCTCTAGGTATGCTTTCTACAGAGAAAGAAATCACAGATGCACTAAATGATAAACAGGTGAGAGATATGACTAAATCTCAACTTGTAAAAGGTGCGTTTAGAATGTTAACACTTAAATTAGGTCAAGCAAATGTCCCACTCATTGTCACAAATCATACATACGATGTCATCGGAGCTTATGTTCCAACGAAAGAAATGGGGGGAGGTTCTGGACTCAAGTATGCAGCAAGCACAATCGTTTATCTCAGCAAAAAGAAAGAGAAAGATGGTAAGGAAGTCATCGGAAACATTATCAAAGCAAAGACTCATAAATCACGTTTAACAAAAGAAAATCGTGACGTAGAAGTTCGTCTGTATTATGATGAACGTGGTCTTGATCGTTACTATGGATTACTTGAGTTAGGTGAGATAGGTGGTATGTGGAAGAACGTTGCAGGACGTTATGAAATAAACGGTAAGAAACTCTATGCTAAACAGATTCTTGCTAATACTGAAGAATATTTTACAGAAGAAGTAATGCAAAAACTTGATACTATCGCAAAAGAATACTTCTCATATGGAACGAATTGAAACAACGGTTCTTCGGAATCTAATTTATAATGAAGAGTTCTCTAGAAAGGTCATACCTTTTATTCAACCTGATTACTTTGAGCAAAGATCTGAAAAGATTATCTTTGAAGAGATAACTAAATTTATTGTGAAGTATGGTTCAGCGATAACCATAGAAGCATTAAATATAGAAACTGATAATCGAACAGATCTTACAGAGGCAGAGGTAAAAGAAGTTAGAGATATTAATAATTCATTAGAAGATAAACCTGCAGATTATCAATGGTTGATGGATACTACTGAGAAGTGGTGTCGTGATCGTGCTATATACTTAGCATTAATGGAATCTATTGCGTTAGCAGATGGACAAGATGACGCTAAAGGAAGGGATGCTATTCCTACTATTCTCTCTGATGCTTTGGCTGTTTCTTTCGATAATCATGTAGGACACGATTACTTAGAAGATTACGAAGAAAGATATGAGTTATATCACAAAAAAGAAGATAAGATTGAATTCGACCTCGAATTTTTCAACAAGATTACAAAGGGTGGGATTCCAAATAAAACACTCAATATTGCTCTCGCTGGCACTGGTGTTGGTAAGTCTTTGTTTATGTGTCATGTCGCAAGCAGTGTGTTACTCCAAAACAAGAACGTATTATACATCACGCTTGAGATGGCTGAGGAGAAAATTGCTGAAAGAATTGATGCTAATCTTTTAAATGTTCCAATACAAGATATAACTGAGTTACCCAAACCTATGTTTGATAATAAAGTAATATCTCTTTCTAAGAAGACACAGGGAACTTTGATTATTAAAGAATATCCTACAGCGTCAGCACATAGTGGTCACTTCAAAGCATTACTTAATGAATTATCATTGAAGAAATCTTTCAAACCTGATATAATATTCATAGATTACTTAAACATATGTGCATCTTCACGTTACAGAGCAGGTAGCAATGTCAATTCTTACTCGTATATCAAAGCGATTGCGGAGGAACTTCGAGGTCTCGCTGTCGAAGCGAATGTTCCGATTGTATCCGCAACTCAAACTACTCGCAGTGGTTTTGCTAGTTCTGATGTTGACCTTACCGATACCTCTGAATCATTTGGTCTTCCTGCAACTGCTGATCTTATGTTCGCTCTTATATCTACTGAGGAACTCGAAGGACTCAACCAAATAATGGTTAAGCAATTGAAGAATAGATACAATGATCCAACCATCTACAAACGATTTGTGATAGGTATTGATCGTGCAAAGATGAGACTATATGATTGTGAGCAGAAAGCACAAGAGGATATTCTTGACAGTGGTAAGGAAGAGGAGTATAATAATGAAGATAAGGTTCCAAAAAAATCGTTCGCTGAATTTAATTTCTAATGACTAAAAAAATTGACTTTTCTAAGTACGCTATATTCGTGGATGGTGTCACATCCCATCCCAGTAAAGATTATCAATGTTTTATTGAAAGCATTAGTTCCCTTAATGGAAAGGGTGCCAATATTGAGCGGCTTCTTACTGCTGCTGTTGGGATTAGTGCTGAAGGTGGTGAATTTATGGAGAT